TACTTGCGGCAAAGCGGCCGCTACTTTGTCAAATTCTGCATAACTTTTTTGTAAATTTTTTTGTGTCTGTGGATCTAAATTTTTAGTTGAAGGGTTTCCGTTTGTCTCTTGTATTTTCCTGTCTTTTTCTTTCTTATCCACCTCTTTAAATGCTTCTTTTACATTTGGTAAATTAAGGATGTCTTCTAATTTTTTTGTCATTGTGCTATTTACTTACGTTTGCCATTGTGGAACAACTGTTCTTCTGACACTACTCTAAATCTTATTTTTCTTTGTTTTGCATATGAGTTGGCCGCTTCCCATTTGGCCATATTGACCACCACTTGTTTCTTTTTTGCTAAACTTTTACCCGCGGCGTCCATCCTGGTTTGGCTCATTGGCTTTACCTCTACCATCTCGGCATGTTTTTTTCCGTTCTTATCTTGATACACAATAAAAAAATCAGGCACATACACTGTGTACTTTCCTGTAAACGGATGCCTATAAGGTATTTTTATGCTTTCACTTGCCCACTGATATACATTAGGATGTTCATCGCATAGCCTCATGAAAGCGTGTTCCCAACTTGATCTATATGTTGGTGTCCTGGTGCCAACATATTTTTCTTTGTTCTTTGGCAAGAACTTTCCTCTTGCGAATCTGGGTAACATTAGTCTATGATGTTTCTAGATACAGTTTCTTTAGTGGCTAAAGTTTGTCTCACACCCAGCCTACTTGACTTGTATCTGTTGGCATTCAAAATTATAGTTATTAGTTCCGACAGCAAGGCCGGTTCTGCGTATGTCAATTGGTCTAGTATTTGCTGTGGTTTTACATCGTCTATTTTTGCCTGTGATAAAATTGCGTAAGCAGTCGCCTCCGCGGCTTCTCGGCCAAAGCCTCTCTTGACAAAGAACGCAATGGTGCTGTCATATTCACCAACGTTGAATTGGTACGCTGTTTCGTAATTGCCTGTTGTCAATTTAGAAATAGTGTTTTCTAGGTTGTCTTTTTGTTTTGGCGGCAAGTTTGTCAAAAAGTCACCACTGTTCGATCCTGATCCCCCACCTGAATATCCTGTCATTATAAACTCACTTTCTCTGCGGACACTGATACGTCCTGGTTATCTCTGTCTATCCTTATATATCCTTCGGTCACTAGTTTTCTAATATCTGTGATTGCCTTGTTGGTATAGACTGTCTTTGTTGTATCTGACGAATTTGAATATTCTACATCAGATTCTGCTATTGTTAAATTTTTTCTCGAACCAATATCTTTGTAATATATGCCGGCCGCTATTTCGTCTTTGACATTTTCATCGTTTGAAACTAATTGGAAGGCCTCGTCAGCACTCAAAAATCTGGTTGTATTTAATGTACTCGCATTGACTACTGTAAGGTCCGCTTTGTTATTGTTGTCTGCAGTACCTTTTGCGTTTGCTGTCTTAACCGTGCCTGCTATTGCGGCACCAATTGCAAACTGGCTTAAGGGTCCTGTAGTTCCTCCCCGCTTGCCTACTTCTAAAACTCCTTTTTTTGCAATACCTTTAAGTTCTTCTTTAGCATCTTTTTTCTTAATTTTTTTTGCGTTGTTGTATGTGTTTGATGCACCTAGGATTGCACCTAATATGTTGCCGTTTCGAACATTTTTAAATACTGAACCTATGCCATCCACAACACCACCAGGACCAAAAATAGAATTAGTTCCGCCGCCCAATACAGTAAGTGGCGAAGGCTCATTGTCGTAATTGACCTTTGCGAATCCTTTTCCTTTGACTGGTGTCATTGTACCTGCACTGTATATTACAGATTCATAAAAAATTTGCATAGTGTTTGAAAGTAATCCCTGTCCGTCTGCTTGGTCAAGATCTCCATGGCTGAAAGATCCCACTATTGGATTTACAAGGGCCATCGATGTGAATCTTTGTTTGTGTAAAACAAATATTTGAACACCTCTAAGGTAAGGTTTTTTCCTTTGTCTATATGTGTCTAAACCAAAATTTTTAAATCGACCTCGATCCACCGGACTATATGCTGTATCTCTTGTGGCAAATCCATTAGCATCAGGACCAACAGAGTTTTCATCTGCAATATGATAGTTGTAGTATTTCTTCCAAAAAGCGTTTGTTGTGTCTGCCATGTCGTCATGGAAAGTAATGTTGACTGGAGAATAAACTATCCTAGTTGGAGTGTACATTTTTTTATTGTACTGAACTTTTTCTTCTAGACTCATGTCGTACTTAGGTAATTCACATGCCTTTACCAAAGCATTAAGTTGATATCTTTCGTTACTTGTGAACTGTCCATCTGCAAATAGGGTTTCGTCTGTGTCAAAACTGACATAGTACATGAACTTTTGCTTGGGCAAAAGTTTGTATAGATCATCTATGTATAACCTTGATGCGTGTCGGAAGTCTTTCATTCCAGGAAGACTGTTCTGGAATCCTTGTAGATAGTCGTTTATTTTTGGCATACTGTTATTTATAGTCACAAAAAAAGCGCCTATAAAGACGCTTTTTTGCTTATAATTGCTAACTTAATTTTTTTTATTACTGTCCACCACCAGTACTTAAAGTACCAAGTGTTCTAGCCACTGCTGATCCAATTCCTGTTCCTTGTGGAGTCTGTATCGCATTGTCGTATCTAATTGACATCGTGATAGTTGCTGGATCTGATGTTGCATATGCTAGTGTGTTGTAGTTCACGTTTTCAACGTATGCACCATATAGTTCGAAAGTTTCTAAAACAGTCGGTGCACTTGCTCCGTTACCACCATCAAGCATTTCAATTCTAGTTGTGAATTTGTAATCAATACCTGACGCCGCTGAACTTTGTTCAAAGAAATCAAATTGTTTCTGAATTTGTTCACCAACAAGTTTTGTAACTGAGTTGTTCACATCATCTCTTAAAGTGATTGTGATTGGATCCCAAGTGTGTTTACCTGCAACATAAACTTTTGAGTTGTACACATCTAGTGTTACGTTATCAAAAGTTAAGTTAGGTCTTGTGATGTCTATTACTTGTTTTGTTAGTTCTGATCTTGGTGTTGATACTCCAAAATTCTCCAGGATCGCTCTAAAACGATATTGTAGTTTTGGCATCAATAAGCCTTGTGATGCTGAACTCTGATCGTTACTTAAAGGTACTGTGAATTTTGATAAAGTTGATATTGCCATTTGTTTCTCCTATCTATTTATTCCAAAATTAGTTCCCTAAATTTGCAATCTCTCCTGTGTTTTTGATTCTTAAAGGTATGTAAATAAATTCAACCGATTTCACTGGTTCGATTGCAATATCCACATACAATTCATTTCTATCAATCCTTGTAGGTGTGTTGTTTGTTTCATCACATACTACTAGGAAGTCAAATAATGCTCTTTGTCCAACTAATTCTAACAAGAATGATTCAACTGCTTGTTTGATTTCATTTCTAGTCAATTCATCGTTTGGTTCAAAGATAAATGGTTTCGCCAAAGCATCTAATTGTGTTCTTAAGAACACTGCTAATCTTGAAACATTTATTCTATCTAATGCCGAACTTGCCGATGTTTTAGTTAAGTTACCAAAGTTTACAATTCCTGATCCTGAGAAGAAAGTGATTGGATTTATCTTCACATCATGCATTGAATCTCTCACTGACTCCGTAACAGATATTGTTTTGAATTCACCAGTTGCCGCTTCAATGTGTCCAACCGCTGTTGCATTGTCAACAACACCTCTTCTTGTTCCTGCTGGAGCAAACCATGGGAAAGCAATATTGTCATTGTTTGCCAACACTCTCATTATCATGTGTGATGGTGGAACAACAATAGTTTTTCCTGCATTGTCTGTAGTTGATCCTGAAGGATAAAACACTCCTAGGTGATCACTTGAACTTACAAGTCCGTCTTCACCATTGTCACTTGCGTTTGCAGTGTTATTTGCATAGTTCGTGATTGCTGTTGCTGTGCCTTCCAATCTTAATGGAGTATCACCAACAACAAACGCTGTGTTGTTTCTGTCTGTGTTCAAATTGATCATGTTTTGGATCAACTCTGGATAGCCAGGACAAGCAATAACGTTGAAGCCTCTTTGGTCTTCTCTGATTGCTTGGTTAGTGTCCATCTCTGATTTTAGTTGTTGGACAATAACTTTTCTCTGTGCTTTTCTTCCAAAAGATCCAGAACCGTCTGCGTTGTTGCTAGATTTAGTCACCCATCTGTCTGGGTAGTAAGATGCAACTGATTCGTTACTTGCTCTTATGTTTCCTAAACCTGATGATCCACTTCCTGGATACTTGGCAGTTGTTATATAACTGTTTTTGTATTCCTTAACGTTGTAACCAGAACGTCTAGTATTCCATAACAATATTCCTTGTGGG